AGGTACAGGTACAGGTACAGGTACAGGTACAGGTACAGGTACAGGTACAGGTACAGGTACAGGTACAGGCGGTGGCGGTGGCGGTGGCGGTGGAGATACAGGTACTGGCACAGGTGGCGGCGGCACAGGTGGCGGTGGCGGCACAGGTGGCGGTGGCGGCACAGGTGGCGGTGGCGGCGGCGGTGGTGGTACAACACCAGTTAGGCCATTAACAATACCGCAGATACGTGCTGCTCAAGCTGCATCAGACACATCAGGTATTTATGACTTAACACCCGGCTTAACTAAAGCCAGGACAGATTATCAATTAGCCGGCCAATTTAAGATGGCTTCAGGAGGCGCAGTGGCAACACAATACGACCCATTTGGATTAGCTAGATCAAACTATGGCACATCAGACAACGCAGGAATATCAGATCCAGCTTCGTCGCCGTTTGTTGGTTCTGACTTAAAGATGCCTAAACTAAAAGTTGGCATGACAAAACGTGATGTAGGTTATGAGCTACCTGGATTTAATCCAAAGTTTATGGCTGAAGGTGGCCTCGCAGATCACAACCCACAGTTCTTCAGTGAGGGTGGTCTAGGCACACTAGAAAACCGCTACGTTCAGGGTGATGGTGATGGCACCAGCGACGAGGTCCCCGCAATGCTTGCCAACGGCGAGTTTGTTATTCCCGCAGACGTTGTTTCTGCATTGGGTAATGGCAGCAACGAGGCCGGTGCTGGTGTATTAGACCAGTTGTTACAAGTTGTCCGTGAGCATAGACAAGATCACGACCCAGAAGATTTACCCCCAGACTCCGCGGGCCCACTCGCATACTTACTTGAAGCTAAAAAGAGAGCATAATCATGCCAGGACTATCAGACTTTATTACAAATACAGCCAATCAAACCACGTCGATGCCGGCGTGGTACGACACCGCGCAGCAGAATATTGTTAGCCAGGCGGGCACAGCTGCAGGCCAAGCCCCTTCGCTACAGAACACCGTAGCGGGTCAAGCCATTACCAATTTGCAAGGTGCGAACAATCCGTTCTTACAGGCACAGAGCACGTTAGGTCAGATTGCTTCTGGCGCAGCCAATCCATTTATCACAAACGCTCAGACTGGTCAAGTAACCCCCAACACAAACACAGCAATGGGTGGCTTGTTCCAGGCTCAGAACCAACAGCTTAACCAGTTAATGCCCCAGTACACTGCACCAGTCACTGGCGCTAATATCGCGTCTGGTAACTTTGGTAGCCTACGTGGTGAGACAGCATACAACAAAGCAATAGGCGACGCACAGGCTAACTTGCTTGCCCAGCAGATGCAGGCAGCATTGCAAAACCAACAGACTGGTGTGCAGGCTAGTACCGGCTTAGGTAATGTAGGTCAACAAGGCACTAGCGCAATGACGACACTAGGCCAGGCACAGCAGTCGGATCCGTTTACAGCCGCGGCTAACTATGGTAAGATTGTTGGTGGTATCCAGGCTCCTACTACAGTCGCAAACAGGACACAACTATCGCCACTCAATACAATCGGCAGCTTAGCAAACGCCGGTAGCGGTGTATTAACCTCACTTTTTGGAAACGCACCAGGCGGCGGCGGTTTGATTAGCAATAGGGGTATTATGGACTTCCTTAGGGGGATTAACAGCGGTGGAGGAACTTACATTCCAAACGAAGATCCTAATTTAGATAATCGCGACGTTGGTATTGATTCTGGTGTAGGCCCCGATTACGTGGCCCCAATGTCCCCAGAGTATGACGTAATTTAAGGCATAACATGAAAAACGGATTATCTTATTTTCAAACCGGCGGTTCGTCAGATACGCCAGAGGCGGCAGTTGCCCCGACTAGACTTCCGCCAACTGGTAAGGCTCCACTGGACCCAACCCAGACGGCGGATCTATTGGCCAACATGCAGGCTATGATTGATGCACGTCAAAGCCCCCTGGCCGCATTTAACCGTGGCCTGGAGCGCGCGGCTGCATTTGGATCCGGTGGCGCACAAGGTCCGTCAGCGGCTTTAGCTCAGCTTAATCAACAAGAGCAAGCAGAACAAAAAAGCACATTTGACATGCGCCAACAGATGGCTGCGTTTAGGACGGCACAGGCCCAGCAAGAGGCGTTTGAACGGCGCAAGGCAGCTGAGCTAAGCGGCGCCCCTGGAGCTCCCGGCGCGGTTCCTGGAGCTTTTGGTGAGGCCACAATGCCCCCACAGATCCGCACTGCACTAAACAATGCCCGCACCCAGGAAGATTACAACAAGATTTATAACGCTTGGGCACAAAAACAGGCTGAGATTTATGCTAACCCTGCAATGGACGAGCCTAAGATTCCTGTTGTCGATATGGTTGACGGTAAGCCAGTTCTTAAAACTATTTCTACGCGTGAGTACCGCGCCAACCCAAATCGTTACCGAGACACACCACAGACACAGGCCGCAGTTCAAAGCGTTGTTACCCCAACACCTAGCGCTCCCGGAGCGCCTGTCAGTGTGCGCAACAACAATCCAGGTAATTTAGTTGATCCTGTTACAGGTAAGATTAGAACCTTTGCAACTCCTGCAGAAGGTGAAAGAGCGCTTGAGGCTGACTTGCAACTTAAGCTATCTGGTCAAAGCCCCGCAGTTAAGGAGCGTTTTGGCCCACAGGTCGGCGGCTTTATGAGTCCTTCTTTGTTGGCTGAGACATGGGCGCCGTCCACAGCGCCGGGTAACACACCAGAGTCAACAGCAAACTACGCTAAAGCAATATCAAGCGCGTTAGGTATTGATACAACTTCACAAATTCCTAACACACCAGAGGCGTTAGCTAAGGCCAAGGCGGCGATTACTAAGTTCGAGGCTGGTAACTACATGCCTCCAACCACAGCTCCTGCAGCTCCTGCAGCCCCTGCAGCCCCCACTACACAACAGGCGCCTATTCAGCAACCACGCCCAACTCCAGGTCAGCTACAGCGCCAACAAGAAATTGAAAAAGAAGGAAGCCTGGCATCGGCTAAAGAAATAGGACAGAACTTTGGTAAAATTGGCGCTGAGATACCTAACTTAGCGCGTTCTTCCGGCGAAAGAGAAATGCGTTACTCTGATATTCTTTCGATAACTGAAGATCCCTCGATGAAAGATGTATTTGGTAAGTTATCTAAGAATGGCTTTGTACCATTTGTGTTAAAGACTATTGAGACAGGCGTTGGTATTGGGCAATTTGGAACGATTGGCATACCAAACTTAGAGAAAAACTTAACCATAGCCGGAGCAACACCAGATCAAATTAAAAAGTTTTTGCAGGTTGAAAAACACTTAAAGCAGGCTGAGTTAGAGTACGCTCGCGTGTACTTACAAGGCCAGGGTGCTGTTTCAGATAGTGAACGCCGATTGGTGGAGAAGGCTGTTGGATCTACATCAGACCCAGTTAAAATTCTTAAAATGCAAGCGGGTGTCATGCTTCAACGTGCTATTTTTGATAAGAAAATGGGCGATGCTTTGGACAAATACCGTGATGAAAACGGCACTTACGCGGACGTTGCCGTTTTCTTAAGAGGCCCAGCTAAGTCTATAATTGCCGAGCATAACAGAAGCCTAAGTAAAGTTTTGGGTATGGATGTACCGTTAAATAACAATCCTTTGCAAGCTCCTCCCGGTGAAGAAAAAGCCGCTGCTGGTAAATCTGCTCCGTTAAAAAACGTACCATACAAGGTAATTAAATAATGATTATTGAAATCGCCGGTAAGCGCGTCCAGGTAGACGACTCGTTCAAAGACCTTAGCGAAGAAGATCAACAGGCACAGGTTGATTTAATTGCTAATAAATTGGCAAGTGGTGAGGACGAAAGCGCGTCAGAATACGATAGCTCAAAACCAGCGGCAGGTGCAGCCATTGGATTAACTGCAGGGGCTATGCTTGGTCCAACGGCCGGCTCGGCTGTTGACGTAATCACAGAAAAAATAGCTCAAAAAACACTTGGTCCTGACAGGGCTAAAAACCAAGCAATTTCCAACTGGTTAAAAACACAAACAACCGGCCCAGACGTTGGCGGCGCTGGGTACAAAGAGGCGTTTAAAAAAAGCGAAACTGCTCGTGGTGTGCCCATCCAATCGCGTGGGTCTCAAATTCCTATTCGCAAAGGTTTCTTAGGGATTGAAAACCAGCCAACACCACCATCTTTACCACAAAAAACAGCGGCTAATATCATGGAAGGCGAGCGCCTTAACAAACCGAGCATTCCTCGTAGGGTTGCCGGCATGGGTATTGCTGGTGCTGAAACTGGTAAAATGATTAGCGATCTTGAACAGGGCAATACGTTTGATGCGGCGGTTAGCGGCCTGGGCACTGCCGGTGGAGCAATGAGTCAGTCTCGTATAAAACCTGTTCGAGCGCTTGGGACTGCACTCTCTGTGTTAGTGCCCATGTTTCAGGGCGGTAAGGAAGCAAAAGAATTTATTTACCCTAACCAGCCTAAAGACGAAGAAGTGCAAAAGAAAGCAATGGGCGGTTCAGTTACACCAAGCCCTAAGCTAAAGTCACTGAGCGACTTCTTAGACCAACTGATGCAGCAGGCTACTGCCGCCCCTGCACCAGCCCCAGCGCCCATGGCGCCACCACAGGGTGGCCTACCCCCTGGCATGCCCCCTGGTATGCCCCCCGGTATGCCCCCACAGCAGCCACCTATGCAGCAACCCCCTATGCAGCAGTCACCGCTAAATGCGATGATGCCGCAGATGGCCGGTGGTGGAAAGGTCGGTGCGTTGGGGTCAATAGCAAAAAAGGGTTTAGAGCTTTCTAAAAAGTTTAACTACGACCCATACAAAATGTCTCAACAATACCCGGATGTAATTCCTCCGGTATTGGCAGTCGACGCAAAAACTGGCAAAGAGTTTATGCAAAAGCAATTAAGCCCTGAGGCATTAGAGGTACAAAAAGCTCGCAAGTTTGCACAAAAGCAAATTGATGCTGGTAACTATCAACCATTTTTTGATGTTGAAAAAAGGTTTTATGCAGACCCATCAAATTATCCAACAGCCGGATATACCGCTACAGACATTGTGCCTAAAAAAGCAGATACAATTGCCAAGTACGAGGCACTAGCAAATGATCCTGAGGCATTGGCAAGACTGCGTGGTGCATTTGAAAAAGCAAAAGACCGCCCAGCTGCTAAAGACTGGTATGCTATGGGTCAATTAGAGCAAGAGTTTATTAAGGAGCTTGGTCCAGAAGAAGGACGTAGGCAATTTAAAAATCGTTTTGCTGACGCGATGGCTGCTACAACCGGTGGCGCAGATCCAAACTCTAACTTGATGATGGCCGCGTTTACAAATTATCAAAAAGGTTTAGGTCAAGAGATCCCCACTAAAGCTGCAGATTTGCCATTCCCAATCGGCGGTCGTTTTGTAAGCGGCAACATGGAGCAGGCAAAGAAACTTGCTGAGATGGGTGAGATTCCTGTAACTAACCCAAAGCGTCACAATTTCTCGGCTAACTTTTTAGGCCACCGTGATGTATCTACTCTTGACGAGCAGATGAGTCAGTTGTGGGATCCAAAGATGATGTCACCACCACCAAATGCCTATGGTATCTATCAGCAGGCGCTTGCTAAAGAGGCTAAAAAAGCTGGTGTTCAACCTGCTAACTTTCAAGACATTGCATGGGCCGGAGCAAAAGATTACCCCGGCAAGCCTATGATGCAAGAGATTAATGAAATGATTGAAAGAACGCACGCCATTACAGGAGAGCCTAAAGAAGAAATTCTTAAAGGATTTATCCGTGGCAACAAGCCAATGTATGGAATTAGTGCAGTAGGTGGTCTGGGAGCCTTACAGGAAGAGAATCAATAAATGGCAAAGTTAACTCCAGCGCAGATGAAGAAGGCCGTCGAAGAGTTTAAAAAGAAATTCACGACCGGCTTTTATCATGGCAGCCCATCGCCGGACATTAAAGAGTTTGACCCGACTAAGTCAAAAAAAGATCCGATGTACACCACGCCAAAGGCGACGTTTGTTACCAGAGATCCGGAGTTTGCTGAGTCGTTCTTATCCATGAACAACAGCGGCAAAATTAAGTCTGGTTCAACCATGTACCCGGTTAGTGTTAATTTAGGCCAACACTGGAATCCAAATACACCAGAGGGGCAGGCAGTTATATCTGAGTTTATTGAGCAATACCCAAAGCGCGTTAACCTGGAAAAAGGATTAAAGCGCGGCGACTGGACAGCAATTGAAAACTCAGACTTCCTAACACACTTAAAAAACACAGGTCATGATACCTTCCACGTTATGGAGGGTGGTATACCTAACGTTGGTGTGTTAAAGCCACAAAACATCCGTGGTAAGTTTGCTGAGTACAACCCGGAAGAAGCAGCCAACCCAGATTTTATGAAAGCTAAGGGTGGTAAGGTTGGTGCATTGACTAGCTTAGCAAAGAACTTGCACAGTCAAAACCCAAAGGTCGCACAGGCGCTAGAAGAATATCTAAAAGGCAACATCAGCCAAGAAGAGCGCATTCGTATTATGAATCAGTACCTGCCAATACGGCAGAGAGCAGAGCTGCCCCCAGCGTATACTGATGAGCAGATTATAAACGCCTTGATGGCAAACAAACAGTCTAAGGCGCTGGCTCCCGTGCCCGTTGGTGCAAAGGTTGGTAATCGTTTAGACATTCCAGCCTATACACAGCACGGTATCTATGTGGATACCACACACGACGCCGCCGGTAAGCCTATTAGTTACGGCAGAACAGGCCACCTCAAGGACGTTGAGTTTAGCTCTAAACCAAACCAGGCGGTCCGTGTAGGCCTCGGAACTAAGGAGCAGGCCCTGACCCCCATGGGCGCTGAGATCGGGTCTGCAAAGTCCCCTTTCGCGCTTATAAAGGGTACTAACGTAGGCACATCCGATGATGAAGTTCGTCGTATGATGGAAGAGATGCTGCGTGATCCGGCCTACACCCAGATCGGCATGGACCCACGCCGCGGCTCACAGTTCTTTAACAAAGAGACTGGCATGCCTGTGTTTGCTGCGGAAGAAAAGTTTCAAGCTGGTCCGCTGGTCATTGTGCCAAGACGCGGTTTAGAAGAAACCAGTTTGGATGACCCACGTTTAAATCTGACTGACTTCCCAGGTAAGAGGTATTCCGCCGGTGGTGCTATTAAAGCCGCCAAGAGGGCTCTGGAGCACGCACGCCAGGTGCCGTTCGTACACTACAGCAGGGCGCCCAACATCTCGACGCTGGAGCCCAACATGTACGGTACAGGCATCAAGGGCGCAGAGTCAAGTCGTTTGAAAAACGCGTCGGACATTCGCCCTCGTAGCTACTTCTACACGCAGGCCGGTGGACGCCAGCCAGAGCAGGGCCTAGGCCCACATAAGTACGAAGGCATCGCGGAAGACATTTACCCACTGCACGATGATCCAATGGGCTTCTCAGCGATTGCAAAAGAAAAAGCGCTTGACCCATACATGATGCAGTTTGGTCGTGAGGTAGTCGACGAGGCGACGCATCTAAATGAACTAGAGCGCTTGATTAAAAAGGCAGGATACAAGGGTTACGCTAACGATGACGTGGGGCTACTGTTTGACCCCACGCCAGTTATGAAAGCCGAGTAACTACTTCTTGTAGCGCTTACTTACCCAACCCTCCGCAGCGAGAGGAAAATCGGGAGCCCATGTTGGCGGGACGGTCATAATCTTTAAGACATCCTCCAGTGCGGACTCCCCGTTTTGTTCTTCCACTAGGAGCAGCACCTCATCATGAATACTGTTGATCACCTCGTAACCGGCTTTCTCAAGGTTAATCATAGCCACGGCAAGACAATCCCTAGCGGTACCCTGCACAGCGGATTGAAAAATAGAGCTACCAATAAGAGCGTTCCTGCTCCACTGCCGAGTGTAAGTGTTCTGGCTGTGGACAGTGACGCCGACCTTTTGCTGCCCCCATGGTGTGGTGAGCAGATCGAGCTGTGGCCGCTGCCAGCAGATAAGCCTGCCTGATGGTAATTGCATCCACAGAGCATTTTTGGCAACTTTCAAAACCAGTCTATCACCGGCGCGAAACGGGTTGCCGGGATTCTCTACTGCTTGAATCGCAGCGCCCTCGCACTTCGCCCATAGCTCCTTTACACGAACATAGGACGTGCGATAACTATCTACTGCGTTCTTTGCCTGTCCTTCTGACAGCGTGACTCCCATTCCTTCCGCGTACTTGACAAGGCCTTTTGCGCCCTGTCCAAACATTGCTCCAAGTACAGCGGACTTGCTAACTTGTCGCATGTCTTTTGTAACCTGGTCGTAAGGCACGCGGTAAAGCGATTCACTAGCGAACACCTTGTACTCATCTAATCCCTTTCTAAATAGTTCAACCTTATCATTTTGCCCTGCTAGGTAAACCCCAACTCGGTTCTCAATCGAGCTGAAATCCACGTCCACAAAGGTCTTTCCATCCGGCGCCTTGATCGCACTTCGAACCAGAGAGGATAGCTCTCCCATTGTACCAGTCGCCGCAGAAAAAACACGAGGAATGGCAAGCTCAATTTCTTCGTCACTGATTGTGGGACGGGCAATATTCTGCAGATTAAGTCCGCCGCGACTAGCCCAGCGGCCAGTACTAGCCCCGTGGTAGATAAGCGTATTTCTGATTCTTCCTTCACGTTGGATCTCCTGCATCTTAGCGTACTTAGCCACGCTAGTCTGGCTCCCCTCCTGTCTTAACTCCAATGCCCTGCGCACGTTATCAAATAAGTCAGTGCTTACTAACTTAGCTGAAACGGTGTTGGCGGTCAAGTCGGCCATTTCCGCTCCCTGCGTATTTAACCAACTCAGCAACTTGGCTCTCTCTGAGGGCTTGCAGCCGGTAATGGCAAGGAGCTCGTTGTCCAGGGCACCCTGAGCGTTCTCGCAGGCCAAGACGGCGTTTTGGAGCTCATTAGGATCCACTGGGACGCCTCTTGTATTGATCCGCTGGGTAAGGGTCCAGATGTCCTGTTCGACGGCTGTAAGGGGCCTTAAATTGGCTACAATCGCCATCTCTGTGCGTACGTCCTGTGCGCAGTAATCAAACAATTCCCGCATCAACTCCGAATCGTCATTAAACCCATTCTTCCCTGGCTTACAGAGCTTTTGAATCAAATAGCGACCACGGGTGTCTTTTTGATGTGCGGCATCCATAAAGATAGCCGCATCGCCAAGAGACTGTGGTACGTTATTAGCTGCTGCAATAGCCATGGAGTCAATGCACTGCTCCAGCTTGAGGCGAGGCCAGCCGTACTTGGGCACACAGACGCAGTTCCAGATGGCGTACTCAAACATGGCGTTCCACGCCTGGATCTTACCGCCTTCTCTGACATGGAGAAGTAGATCCCAATGCTCTATAGGTTCTGGTTTTTTAACTACTACATTATCGGGTGCGGTGCCGTAAGCAATACACAGGACTTCTGTGCTGGGGTCGTTGGCGTAGATGTCTAGCCCCTGTTCGGCTAGGTCGATGGCGCTGCGTGTCTCAAAGTCAATGCTGTAAATCATATAAGCTCCTTAGGCAAGCCGACGTATCGGCGTACATATAATAATACAAAAAAGGGGCCCCCGAAGGAGCCCCAAACTACCACCATGTGAAATAGTTACTTTAGTCTTTTTATTACGGCTAACTTTTCAGCGTCAGTCATAACATACCATTTAGAAATCTCCTCCTTGGTTCGTTTGCATCCTTTACATACGTTAAATAGGTTAAGGCGGCAAACACCGTTGCATGGAGATTTGACCTCAGATTTCGCAGACACCGGCAGTACACGCCAACATCTGCGCGCCCTCTACGTTATCTGTGTTCTCTTTAAGATCTAGCCAGTTAATTTTGGGGATGCTGGCTTTGAGCTTGTTGTACTCTTCTTCCGTACACTCTTCGTACGGAGCTTGGCGATATGTTCCGCCGTCGTACGGGAGATAGCTAACTCCGCTGATTTCGCCGAAATGATCCCAGGTCCAGGCTCCGACACTTGGCCAGTCTTTTTCTGCAACTGAGATAGTAACGGAGGGCTTGTGCTCGCACCAGTGTCGCTGGTAGGTAAGCCAGAGCTCGAGGTGGGCGATTGGTGTGACGTCGTTTCTAACAAGTCCGTCAGGTGCTCTTTGAGGGAAACTGAAGACGGTAGTTTGGGTTGGCTTGTAAACGCAGTCTTCAGCTGGTACTCCTTGTCCAATAAGGAATTGGGTGAGAGGATCTTTTTTATCTCCTCGCACTCTTCGGATATAGTATTTAGAGTGGCGAGGGTGGATGCCGCTCGCCGAATCAACAAGCTGGGATACTGTTCCACTTGGCTTGACGCATGTAATAGAAGCGCTCTCAGGGATTCCGAGAGCTGCTGCCCATTCTTTATTTGTAGCTCGAGCGCATTCTCTAAGTTCGTCCAGTAAAACATTTAATTCCTCTCCTTGTGTACACAAGAGTTTGTTGTCATAGATACCGGTGAGTGAGACTCCGAGTAAGCGTTCTTCTTCGGTATTGCGTTGCCACACTTTTCGCAGGTAAGGGAATTTTGTGAAGGTACTTTGGATTGTACCAAGGATGGTGGCAAGCCGCACTTTACGCAATAAGGTTTCTTTGGTGTCATCATGTCGTACTACACATTCAGACAAATTACAAAATTGGTACGGACGCAAAACAATTTCAGAACATGGATTTGTACCGAACTCATAATTTGGGTCACGATGACCGTACTTTTCCACAGTCTTACGGGCTGCTTCGCGATTAAAAATGCCCCGTTCCCCACTATGAGAGTTGTACAAAGAGAGCCATTCTTCCATAAACTTGCCCACTGTAGGTGTCTCGCTATACACCGCCGAGTTATTAGCCAACGCGCGATGGGGTGCGGTATCCCACCAAGGTCCAGCTTTAGCATGACGAATCCTTTCATCATCAAGGTCAGACAACGAGATCATTGCAGAACGGCGAACACCACCAACTACAACCACCTCACCAATTTTACACATCAGGTCGTGGCACTCTAACGAATGCAGGCGACGACCCTTTGCATTTTTAAATAACGCTACGGCAAAGTTAAACAGGTCGACTAATGGTTCCGGCCCGGAAGCTCTTCCTCCAAACGTTTTAAGTCGTGTTCCGGCGGCGCGGACGTTGCTGACGTCCCATTTAGGTATTTCACCGGACCATAGGTTTGCCAGGAGTAGACGTAATGATTTGGCCCAGCCTTCTTTGGAGTCGTGGACGACGATCGTGTGCTCTGACTCAAAAAGTTTTTCCGGCACTTCCGGCAGTAACGTAATGTACTTTGATTCCACCGAAAAGCCGACACCCGTGCCACATAACAAGATGAACATTGCCTCGTCGAACGACTTAGGATCGTCAACAGGCAGATAGCTACAATTATAGACGCAAGTATTATCACGATCGGCACTCTTTCCTGCCGTCATCATGGCACGCATGGACGGCATAAGTTCTAGGTTTTTAATTGCGGCGAATAATTCCTCTTTCACCGCAGAATTTGCGGAGATTACGGGGGTACGGCTAAAAATATAGTCTACAAATCGCTGCACCGTCTCATCCCAGGACTCACGACGACCCTTGTCGTCTTGGTAGCGGGCGTATCGACTTGCTGCAATGTATTCTTGGTACTGATCCATGGTGTCTTTCTTGTTATAGGTTTATAAGGATAAAAAAGCCCGACGCAGTTTCTACGCCGGGCTGCCCACTACGGGGTACTACAAACTACTTATACTGCGAAGTCTGCTGCTGCTGATGTAGAGCCACCAAACTTCTCACCGTCCTCTAACTTCTGGACGTTGTTGAGTCCTGCTGCAATGCCCTTAGAACCGCTTGTATCGTACGGATACAATGTGATTGAGGCACGACCATAGCAACCTGAGTAGAACTCGCTGGTGTCAATGATTGGGTTTAAGTCTGCGTCGACGATGCCAGGCTTTTCGTTGGAGCTGGCGTTGATAAAGTAGTGACCAGCATAAGCTGCGTCGTCTTTCTCTTCGTCGCCGTCGCGTAAGCCGCCCTTGAGTACCTTAGGGATCGAGCCGCCCCATACTGCTGCGTTGGCTGTCTTGGTCTCCTCAAATGCCTTCTTAAAGCGAGCCACGGTGTCTGTGTCAGACTTTGGGATCAAGATTGATACCGAGTACTTTAGTGTGCCGTTAGGTGTCTCAGCTGGCTGGAACACGTTAGCGTAAGAAAAACGTACCTTGCCGGTTACAAACTTGGTCTTGATTGATTTTGTTGCCATGATGATGATTCCTTTTTAACATTAAGATTGGTCTTCAATAGGGGCCAATCTGTCTACCCTTTGTTGCTATATATAATAATACAAAAAACACGACATTTGCTGTTTCACAATGTGAGATAGTTAGGCGTCGTACAAAATACCTAGCTTACTCATTGCCTCCCGCATTGCCATCGCCTGGATAAAGTCCTGCATGTAATCCCTTTCTTCCAGCAACTCCGGCTCTTCTGTTAGTATATCTAAGATCTCGCCTATTGATTCTCTCAGCTGGTGCACACTTTCTCTTGCGCCGCTGCCTGGTAGAGAGTCAAAGTCTTTTGCAAACTTATCAATCAACAGGTCCGGAATTTCTACCTCCACCCCGTAGCACTCTACCCTCATACTGTCTCCTATTTAGCCACGATTACTAACCCCACGTTACCTAGTGCGTAGCCCAGAAACATGATGCCCGTCCCTACGCCACCCTTAATAAACTGGTCGATGGCCACCGCAAAGTAAACCACGCCGATAATTCCAATTAGCCATGAGCTCATGCAAAGTCCTCCTTGGCGTCTTCCTTAACCCTGACCAGCTTTGGCTCGCCGTCAGGTCGTAGTACCAGGTCGCCCAACCATGCCGCCACCTGCCCCTTTGGTCCCAGCTTTTCCAGTGTCGCTATGGATTTGAGCTTAGGAGGCTCCCAAATAACTTCTGGACTCATACCCTTCTCGACTAGCACAACGGCCGCTAAAGCGCTGTCTGAGATCTTACGATGGGTCTTTGTGGTGGTCAGCTTGTAACCCGGTGGGATAACTCCCTGGTCTACTGCCCGGGTCAGTGCAAACTCTTCTACGTCATTGGCCCAGGTTTTTAATTGCTGCGCCTTGGCTAGGACTTCACTAACCTCTTCTTCTGAGAGGAGGGCTGGGGCTTTGAACTCTTGTTTTGCAAGCTCTGTGTTGTAGTCGGAGCGGGATCTGCACTGCGCTTTTGCGCGGCAGAACTGGCACCACTCGCCCGGGAGGAACTCGCCCGCGCCGCTCCAGGCCTTTTTGGCTTTTGGTTTGACGAAGTAGTTGGCCCAGTCGACCAGCTTAGCAACGGTAGTCCCATCAGTTGATATGCTGTCCAGGCGAGGCTGGTGGATTGTGTAGCTGACTTCTTTGATACCTGGATACTCTTCTTTAAACTTAGACCATGCTCCGAGAGCGTAAAGTCGGAGCTGTGTGTTGTCGATCGCAGACACGGGAATACCTTTCCCGAACTTGAGGTCGATGACGCGAATGGCGTGCTTAGAAAGTATAACCACATCGGCCGTACCAAAGCCGTCAGGAATCCAATCAGAGAAGTCCACACGCTGCTCAAAGAGGGGAGTGTCGCCATCACCAATTTGGCTGCGGACGTATAAAACGTAACTATCGACGTGAGCCTCGAAATCGTCATTGTAATAGGGTGTTGATTTAACGGCGTTGTATTCTGTTTCATATTCCTCTATTCCAATCTGTCCATAATAGTGTCTTAGTTTAGCTTCTGCCAGGGAGTGCGCCATGGTACCCTCTTGACTAAAGTCAAAGGCGCCGGCGCCGCGTTTTGGTTCTGGTAGGGTTGCCTCTAATTTGGCACTTGGGGTACACATTAGCCACCTTTTACTACCGGAGGCGGACAATAAGGCGTGGGCGGTCATAATTTTTCCTTTTTAGACTGGTTAGGCTTTTTAGTTGCGTACATATAATAATACAAAAAAGCGGGTCATTTCTGACCCGTTTGTCAATTATATTTTTCTAGGTAAAGAAGGGCGGATTTTATAATTGCTGGAGATTCTTTTAGTAGCCCTATTGCGGTATTACACCCGTGGCAAAGCAATGCCCGTACTTTATTTGTTGTATGGCAATGATCTATATGAATATGTTTTTTAACAGTAAAAGTTTCATTACATATTGCGCAGCAGTTATTTTGAGTTTTAAACAACTCGGCGTATGTGTCCGTTGTTAAGCCATACGCGCCAAGTCTAGATTTAATTTTTATTTTTTCGTGACATGGCTTGCATTTAGATTGCCTACTATCTTTTCTTGCGTTGTCTTTGTAAAACTCAGATAGCGGCTTTTCAACACCGCATTTTGTGCACTTCTTCATTGATACTCTCCATAGTGTTTGGTGAACTAGCCGGTAATGGAGTACCGGCAGGGGAGCTACCCCGTTCGTTCATTGATTGGTACTACGACTTCAATGCTGCGATCAAATCGCCAATTTCCTTGTTAAAATCCACAGATAGCTCTTGCTTGATGTTTGCCTTAATCTCCCGATTATCCTTATAATCGTCGGGATATTGTCCCCGGAGCGCAATCTCTGCAACGCGGCTGTTAAATGCCTTATTGTCGATGTTAGCTAGTAACATCATCTCCCAGTACGATTGCCCGTACGTGGTAGCCATGTCCATGGTCTCGGCAAAAAATGGGTCTTCTTGTTTCCACTTTGCTGCGGTGGCCTTGCTGACGCCAATCGCGGCGTACATGCTCTTTTGGGACGCGCCTTGCTGACCGAGTTCTAAGATGGCCTTCGCCATCTCTTCGGTAAATACCTTCTTGCTTGGGGACGGTTTTTTAGCTACCACATTTCCACCTTTTCAAAGCCGCTGCTTTTCTTGTTGGTTTGCCGTTCTCGTCTTTCATCGGGCCCTTGACGCCGCTCATACGAGCGCAGAACGAATCCTTACGAGCGCCGCCTTGGGGCTGCGGTGCCTTTAGATTCGAGCCAGTAGCTGCATTATACTTAGCACGACCCTTGGCGGTAAGCCCAGCGCCCTTAGACGCAGGCAGCTTTTCACCACGGCCAATCGCAAGGGAGGGAGCTTTCTTTGTAGTTGCCATTATTTTTTAGTTGTCTTGGATGAAAATAATTTCTCAACCATAGATATGCGTTGAGGCTTAGTTGTGACCTTACTAACAATCTTTTCCCGTTCCGGCTTGGTTTTACTCTTGTCGTAAAACCCAGCCTTTTGTAGTGCTTTTTTCGGTACCATTATTTTTTCTTTGGAGGCTTAGCGGTCTTTGCTGCCTCTTTAAAGTTGCTGGCAGTTGGGGCACCAGGGGCACCTGGCTTGCGCATCTTTTCACCAGAGCCCGCTGCGATGCGCTCTCTCTTTTTTTGGATATTGGCGTACAAGCCAGGTTTAGCTGCCATGGTTTTTCCTTAAAATGTGATACCGATACCGTTAACACGCTTAACGACACGGGTTAGCTCACGCTCGTTGGCGTCGCTAACAAATTTGTTAATTTCTACTGCCTTCTCGATCACCTCTTCCACGGTTGGGAACTTAGGTGCTAATTCAGCGGCGTCTTTGGCTACCTTATCTAGTGCCTCAAACGCGGCCAGGTTGGCCTTGTATTGCTGCTCTAAAAAGTCTTTAGCAGTCTGGAATACGGAATAACGTAACTCAAATGGGTTCATGGTAAATCTCCTGTGTGATGTGTGTGAGTGGGTGTTCAGGGCGCCTCCCGGCGAGCCTTACTATCCCTATATATAATAATACAAAAATACTCCTAAATCCGCCCCTATTTATCGTTTGGTATAATAAGGGTCTTTGGCGGGGCTTGGGGCTCTACTCCGTGCTCCTTCCGGTACTTTAGGGCGTCGTTTAGGATCATCTTGGTCATGGCCAGCGCCTTTTCCTGGTGCTCCTGTTCCATCTGGGCGTTGGTCTTGGCGGTCTTCTTCTCTACTTCCTTGATGATGTCATTACTAACGCCGGCGTGCTTAAGAAGCTGTTTCAGGTTCATTTTGTGCCTTTGCTACAGCAGCTAAGCTCTCCTGGGCTTTAATTACCTGTGGGGCTGCCTGCTGTTGGATCATGTTAATAAACGCCACCAGTGTTGTCGCTGGTACCTGGTTGGGTGTGTTCAGGATGTTTAGCAGTGAGTTAATTTCCTTTACCGCAAACTCCAGGTTTACTACAAAGTCATCTACTGTTGGTGTTGTGTTGTCTACTTCGCTCATTTCTTACTTCCTTTCTTCTTTGGTTTAGTTTCTAATAAATTAAAAAAGTCTTCTCTTCTTGCTAACCTTTCCGGGTCTGTGCAATATTGATCCAACTCAAACTTGCGCTTGTAAGTGTCGTATAGTTTTTCCATACGCAACTCAAGCAAACCTCTAATGCCGTCAATGTGACCAAACGCCTCATCAACCGTCATCTCTCTTGGGCCATCGTAATATGCTTCTGAAAACAACTTCAAGTCCTCACAGGTTGCCCATACTGTCATGATGGCTGTCTCTAAATCAAATTCTGTAGTTTGTTTCATTTGATCTTCGCCTTCTTTTTAAATTGCCACACAAACCAGTTGCCTACAATCTCCAGCGCTGCCAAGTACTCAGTCATATCCTTAATGTCTTCTAGCTGGTAGTCCGTTGGTTTCTTAATCTTCTTTAATGCTGCTATCTCTCGCTTAACGTTGGCATACGAGTCAAGCAGCGCCTCCTCTACAATCGAGTCTATAAACTCGTCTGGTACATCTATTGTCATGTTCATACCTGCATCTCCTTGTTAAACACCATGCACTGTGACGCCGCTAGTGTTACCTCTGGTTTAAATGGCAGCGCACTAAATTGCTGCCTAATCTTTTGACACTCTGCTTGTGGCATGGCGTGCTTGCTTGACATAAAGTCACAGTTGGCGCCGATGCAGACTACTGATACAAAAATAAATGACATCATTTTTCCTGCTCCCGTTTAGCTATTTCACGCTCAATGTACCACTTGGCCTTTTTTAAATCCTCTACTGCGTCCCGCTTTAAATCACACCGCCAAATATACTTCAATGCGTTACCTAAGTTAAACCCCATGTGCTCCGTGATCTGTATGCACTCGACCCCGGATGGGTGGTCTGTGTAGTGCTTAGGACGGTTGACCGGATCGTGCATTCCTCATCTCCTTTACCTTGTTCTCTATAATGTCTCGCTCCTCGTCACTATCGCAAACCCAGAGACCTAGTATTTCTTTGTACGAGCTAATGTCAATGTCCTCCACCCCGGCGATTGTCTCCATAATGTACTTGCCGTTGCGGTTGTGTTCCACAATAAAATAAGTCATAGCTTGAGCTCCTTCTTAATAAAATCTACCCCCTTAGCAAAGTGGTAGCGCCAGTGTTTCTCTGTAACGCCGAGGTCAACGTAGGACATGCCGTCTAAGAAACCCTCGATAATAAAGCGCTGCTTTACCGGCATGCGCTCCTCTATCAGCCTTCTTATGTCGTCTATGTCTTCCTGATCCCATGGCTGCCAGCCCTCGACTACCTGGTTCGATACATTGTCCGACTCGTCCTGCTCAATCGGGTCAATGTCCTCGTCAGACAGCCGTGGGGCTATGGCGTTCAGTTTATGTTTTAATTTTGTTCTTTTTGCGGTCATGCTTATAATAATACAAAATTCAGTGCGTTTAGAAGGGCGTCTTGCAAATTTATTTTACCGTCCAAGACTTTCACCACCTGCTCGTCAATACTCTTGGTCACGGTTAGATGGTGAATGATAACCGGTTTTTCTTGCCCTTGGCGGTAAATACGTGCGTTGGCTTGAATGTAGTTCTCACTGCTCCAAGGGAGGTCGAACCAGACTGTCTGTGCTGTGTCTCCAACGTTGCACTGTAAATTAATCCCGATCCCTCCCGACTGGGGATGGGCAAGGAGCATACGAATTTCGCCACGACGCCACGCCGTAATGTTGTCATCGTCCAGCACCACAGCCTGCGGGAATTGAAGACGTAGTCGTTGAAGACTGTGTTTGAAGTGATAGAACACGAGTGTAGGGGAAGAGGATTCTTCCATGATCGACTCAAGGCATTCCAGTTTAGCACGGTGTACCTCTTTAGCCTCTCCCTCCTCGTCATACACTGCGCCCGATGTGAACTGCAGGAGTTTGTTCGCCAGTGCCGCTGCTGTCGGAGCTGTAATTTTTTCTTTCTTGATCTCAACGACCATGTCTTTTCTAAGCTGCTCATATTGGTTCCTTACTGATTTGTCAAGCTCGATTGAATGGTATAGGTTACTTAGGGTTGGTAGCTGCAGGTAGTCCTCGGCCTTCAGTGAGTAGCAGATGTCCAAGATCTTTTCCTGGATCTGCAGGTCTGCGCCCAGCTTAGGTTTCCATGAGTACACTACCCGGGTATGCCGGTTTATCTGATCCGGTTCTAGGTACTTGTCCCTAAAGCGGGTCAAGGACGTCTCCAAACGCTCTCCTAAGTCCAATATACCCACCTGTGACCAGAGATCGGCGACCCCCTGAGGGGTAGGTGTACCCGTAAGGATTAGACGCCGTGAGAAGCCCTTTAAATGCTTCCTAAGTGCCTTAAAACGCTTGGTGCTCGAATCCTTAAACCGGCTGGACTCATCTATTACTAAGTTAGTAAACACTAACTTATCTGAAAGGCCACAGAGCCATGCGACGTTCTCTAAGTTGATCAGGTAGATGTCGGCGTCAGCCGACAATGCGGCGAGTCTTTTCTTTGGACTGCCAATAATCTTTGAAACCCTCAAGTGTCTTAGGTGCTCCCACTTCTGTACCTCCGTGTCCCATACCGTCTCCGCTACCCGCTTGGGTGCGATGATCAGTGTCTTGCCTTGAAATTGTTCCACAATGATGGTTAGGGTAGTCGTCGTCTTCCCAAGTCCAGGGGGTAGAAACAGACCCAAGTTCGGCACCGACTGCGCCTTGGATATGATCTCCTGTTGATACTGGTGCAGCTGTGTTCTTTTGAGCATTTTCTATTCCGGTTATCATTGCTTTTAAAATCGGCAACATTTCTTGTTCGTTAAATTCCCCCAATGCTGCATTTACTGCCGAAAGAACCACCCTAACATTATCTTTTGTATACCCCTTTTGGCTATCAATTCTGTCTATGCTAGGCGCGTATGGGTTTCTAAAAGTTCTTTCTGCGGGTTTAAAATCAAACGCCATCCCAGTTAGTTGACATTTGCCTGCTTGAATGATATGCAATATGTCCCCAATTGTTAATGTCTTTTCAAGGGTTGCGCGTTTACCTTTTTTTGCGCTTTGCATTTCAGCTAGTAGGTGTTTAGCTCGACCTTTGGGTGTTGCGTACCATTTTGCTCTGTTTGCGCTGTTACATTTTTTGCACCAATGCATAGTTCCATCTTTTGCTTTTTTATCTTTGTTAAATTCAAGCGAAGGTTTTTTTATATTACATTTAGTACATTCTTTCATTTTAGCACATCTTTCAAAAAAGATTGTATGTCGTCGTGACTTCTTAGTATGTAGACCGGAAAGCCGGCCTCGCCTAGCTCGTCAAAGACGTGGATCTGCCTTGGTGATAGGACTCCAGCTGATGTTTTCAGCTCTACTAAGTGGCACTTCTCGTTTAGGAATACTATCCTGTCCGGCACCCCCGTCACGCTTGAGATCCACTTGTACGTCAGACCCCCGCTTTCCTTTACCCGTTTTATCAGATACTTTTCTATTTGCTTTTCGAGCATTCTTTTCTTTCTCGTTTTCGTATATCTTAAATATCTGTTTCACCAGCGAGCCGGTGAGGTATGCACGGGTCTCGCCGCTGATGCCGTCCTCTTCGCCAATAAACTCGGCGAGGTGGTCGATGGCGTGGCTGCACTCGTGGGCGATGGTGTCAAATACTTCTGCTGTCGTGTCACCAATCTCTGCCAGGTTAAATACCAGGATGATGATGCCTGACTTGCCGTCACCGATTTGGTGTGTCTCTGCGCAGCCAGTGTCGAGTGCGCTTGCCTTGAGTGTGATGCTATGGTCTTTTAGGATCTGCTGGAATACCTTATCCTCAAAGCATAGCTTCATCACGTCGGGGTAAAACCCCACGTCGAGCTTGTAGTAGTCGTACTTTTTAGGTTTCATTAGTGTCTCGTCTCATTATCGTCCGGCATATCTATAAATCCTGTCT